CTCGGCGAAATTGCCCATCACACCTGCACTGGTCGGGCCGCCGGCAAGCAGGTTTTCGGCTCCTTGAATCAGACGGTTTCCGGATGCTTGGCCGACCGTTGGGGTCGCGCCCAGCGAGGCGAAGTCCTGGATGGTCTGCTCCATGTTGGCACCGGATCGGCCACGAGCAAGTCCGCGCAGGGTTGCGCCGGTTGCCGCGCCAGCGGCACCAGGAGCCAGTCCGCCCAGTACTCCAGCGGCGAGTTGAGCCCCTTCCCCGCCGCCAGCCTCGCGCGTCGCTCCTGCCGCACCACTACCGGCCGCCGTACTTGCCACCTGTAGCCCTGGCTGCGCCTTGAGGAAGGTTCCAACGCGATTTGCAATGGATGGTGCTGCGGTGCCAGCTTGGGAGCCTAGATTTGCCAGAGCGCCGCCCAGGCCCATCGTCAGGGCCGTTCCGGTCAGACCCTCGCCAATGTCAGCGACAATGCGCTCCGATGCCGTCTCGGGACGACGCATCCCCCACTCGTCCGCTTGCTCGGCTGCGGCCTGACGATAGGTGCGGTCGCCGATGCCAAGCTGATTCCCCCAGCCTAGGGCGCGGTCAATCGGGGACAGCACGTATTGATTCAGGGCGTCTCCGCCAAGGGCGCCGTACAGGCCATAGGCGCCCTGTAGCACCTCGCGCCCGCCAATGTCGCCAAGGAAGCGGCCAACCGCGTTTCCTTCCTGGACTGGGGATTGGGCACTGAGGGTGCCAGCGAAGTCCGTTGGATTGGCCGGGCTACCAGACGGAATCCTGCGACCGCCAACAATTGAGATTTCCAGTCCCGGACCTTCGTCAACGATTTCGTCAGCCTCCCACGGGCGGTCAGCAGTGGGGGCTGCTTGCACAATCTCGTCGGAGTCCCAAGGGTTCGGCATCACTTCTTCCTACGGGTGGTGCCGTCTGGCGCGATATAGAGCGCGCCGGCCGGCAGGCTGTTGTAGTCGCTCGCGTTCTGGATTCGGCGCGGCTGAGAAGAGGGCGCCGGAGGCTTTCCACCGGAATCACGGTATTTGGTGGCAAGCGACCGCATGGTTCCCATTGCGGCAAGTCGGGTTGCCGCAGGCAGGTTCGGATTCGCCAGGTCGCCAGCCGCCTTCTGGTAGAGCAGTCGGTCCGCATCGGACTGCGGACCTTCCATGCGCGGCACGGCGAGAGTCAGCTTGGCGGCAATGGGATTGAGCGCTGCGATTGCCTGAGCTCCAGCCGTGGACTTGCCGAAAGTCGCCATGATTTCGTCCCATGCGGCTCCGGCCCGGCTTCCGGTGGACTGGCGAACCAACTGCTCAGCCTCATCCAGCAGTCCAATGGTGGTCGCGGCATCTACGTACTTCTTCTGCTCGGCAGACGCCAAGTCGGCCTCACGCTTGATGCGGGCCTCCTCCTCTGCCTTGCGAACCGCCTCATTCACGGCAGCATCCGTTCGCAGATTCAGCTCCGCAGGGAGCGCATCGAGTTTTGCTTGCTCGGTCGCCTGCGTAGTAAGGGCGGCTTGTTCCTCGGGAGATCTGCCGACCGCCAGACCTGCCGCAGGCGTCGTTACCTGGGCCACCCCAGCCGCGCTATTCATTACCTGCTCCTGTGCGAGCTGGGCGGCGCGAATCTGTTCTGGCGTGAACCCCGCTTGCTGAAGCTGCTGCGTGAAAGCCTGCATCTGTCGGACAAACTGCTCATCCTCTGCCTGCGTCGTCGGGCGACCCGGCGCCGTAGCGGGCGCCGCTTGAGGTGCGCCGCCAAGGGGAACCCACTGGCCGCCATCGAACACCACGTAGCTTTGCGTGGCTGGGTCGTACTGGTACGGACGCTCGCGACCATCCGCGCCGGTAATGGTGCCGACTTTCGGGGCTCCGGTGACCGCGCGCGGGTCAAGTCCGAGGTTGACGCGCCGCGCCTTCATTACGTCGTCAGGCGACAATCCCGCCGTCATTGCGTTGAAGGTTTTGAGCTCCGGAGTCGCCAATGAGTTGCCGGCCTGCGCCATCTTGACCCGTTGCTCAATCTGCTCGAAGGCAGGGAGCATGGAGTCGTCCCATTGCGGCGGGACCGGACGGCCGCCCGACATTTCCTGCAAGAACGGGGTGATGGTCTGGTGGGCGCGCTGGACCAGCTCGGGCTTTCCGGAGTCTAGGGCTTGCCGCATGATTCCGATGACATTTCCAAGGCGGCGGTACTGTCTATCGCTTGCGTCCTGGAGCTCTGTCGCAGCCTCGGGATTGATAGCGGCGGCCTCATTGAAGGCAGCGGCATCTCCCTGCAATACGCGGGGCGCCAGGTTCTTGAGCTGGCTGCGCTCGGACTCGATTCGCCGCTGCTCCTTCTGAGCAGTTCCGAATTGAAAGCCGCGCTGGAAGTTGCCAACGACATCAACAGGATTAACGAGCATCAGGCACCCCACCCACGGAAGTTGTCCAGGTTGTTACCGAAGTTGTTGATGGAGCCCTGTCCATTCGTCCATTGCGGGGCGTTATTCCTATTGCCCATGTACTGACCGAACAGTCCCGCCAGATTGCCAACCGTTCCGCCCCAGATGTTCGATTGGTTCTGGATAGCCGAGGAGCGAATATCCCCGATGTTCCCCATCGCTGTCTGATAGGCGCTTGCGTAGTTCTGCCCAAGGCCGCCAAGATTTTGAGAGGCGGTCTGACCCACGTTGGCAAGACCCGCATTGCGGTTCCACCAGTTACCGAAGTTCTGCGTAGCAAGGCCTTGTCCGAACCTAGCCAGGTCGGCCGATTGGCCGCCGCCCCAGAAGTTCCCCGGCTGTCCGCGCTGCACCGCCTTCAGTCCCTGGTCGTAGGCGAACTGATAGTCCGGCGAGTTGTAGAAGTTTGAATAGTCGCCAGCCATCGCCTGGTTCATGCGGTCCAGGGCGCCGCGCCCGGCATCCAGCCACGGGAGCATGTCCTGCCGGGACTGGTCGTACTGGCGGCGCTGCTCGTCAATGGCCGCCATCTGGGCACCCTGACCCGACTTTGCGGCGTCTTTGGAGCCCTTGTTCCCCAGGTAACCGGACACCAACGTGGCACCCGCCACGGCTACATAACCCCAACTCATTCGGGCGCCTCCAATAGTTCAATCTCAGGGACAATCAGGAAGGCCTCCAGCTTGTCCAGGTCGGTTTCATTGCTTGCATGGCAAGTCGCGAACACGCAGTCGGTGTGCGTGTAAAGAACGCGCTTTGCGCCTGGCTTCGAGGTCCAGATGCGGGGAGCCTCGATGGTTTCCGCGTCCTCCCCGGCCCCGACATCGCGGATGGTCACCCGCCCCTTCAAGAGAAAGACGGGATGCTCATGGCGGTGGGTCTTGCCGATGACAAACGTATCGGCCGGAATCGCAAGCTCGCGTGTGTATAGCCCATCCGTGAATCGGTGAACTGGCGTCAACTCGACCTGCGGAAGTTGGCGAAGGTCTTCCTGGGCAATCCTCACTGCCTTGGCTATATCCTGCGAACGGGCATGCGCCAGCATCGACTCTTCATAGCGAGCCGCGCATTCGGGGTCTTTGAGCATTTTGGCTCCTAGCCTGTAGTGCCTTGCATCACCGTCACAGCCCCGAGAATGTCTCGCTTGCGGGGGCTGGAGATTCGAAACTTGTAGACGCGCTGATAGGTGCTTCCCAAGCGCGTCCAAACGACTTTCTGGCAGTAGTGCCCCAACTCGCCGATGGGCATAGCCTGCCAGTCGGACCAGTTGTGGCCGCCGTCGTCGGAGTAGGACATGCGGACGTATTGGTCACTCATCCGGCAACTCCTGTGCTACCGAGTGCAGCGCATAACTGCCTGCGAGCGGCGATTGTGTCCACGTCAATGCGTCTTCGCTGTGCCAAATTGAGCCAGGGCCGCCGCCGGTTGGGCTGCACACCGCGATAAACACGTGCCCGTTGTGGAAAAGCCGTCTCACCGCGTGGGAAAGCGTCTGGACAAGCACGAACCCGCTACCGGAATCCGTGCAAATCTGGCCCGCACCGTTGCCCACGACCCGCTTTCCATTTGCACAAACAATGGCGGAAATTGGGCCGCTGCTAATGGCAGGAAGCGACACTGTAGACAGACCTCCGGCTACGCTCCATTGCTTCAGAACAGGAGTCGCATCAATGGATGAAGCCTGGCCGCCAATCAGGTAGTGGTCCGGAGCGGCGCCGAAGGCTCCGCCACCACTCATGAATACGCCGTGCGCGACTTGGCTAACCCAGCTTTCTCCCGCGTCGTCGGTAGTGAACACATCAACGGTGCTCGCACCTGCGCCAACTAATCCGCCTGCGACATAGGTCGCTAGCCACGTGAGATTGGTGCCGGGTATGGCCGTATAGGAAGCCCCGCCGTCAGTGCTGCGATAGATTGCCGAACCGGTCGGGCCTGGCAGGCATACCGCGCCATCCAGATAAATGCCATTGCTTCCGCGAGCGACGATGTTGTCAGCGGTTGGGGTCCACGTGACGCCCCCGTTGGTTGTATACGAGGCAGTCGTGATGGTTGCCAGGCTGAAAGACACGTAGCCGCCTGGAATGCCGACCAGATACGGCCGGATGTTTCCACCGGTTGCAATGGGCGACGCATCCCAGTCAACGCCGTCAGGGCCAGGGATGGCAATCAGGTTGACGCCGGATTGCCCGATAAGGAGCATCGGCAGAATCACCGGAATACTGTCCGACAGGTCGTCGTACAGACCGTTTTCATCCGTTGCTCGCACAACAAATGAGAACGAGCCGCTTTCGGTTGGCGTGCCGGATAGCACGCCCGTCTGCGACAGCGTTACGCCGGGCGGCAGCGTTCCTGACCGAAGCGTCACGCGCTTGGCTCCCGTCCCGCCGGTTACCGTGTAGCTGAAGTTATACGCTTGCCCGACACTGCCGCCAGGTGCGTCACCAGTAATGGATGGGCCTTGCGGCTGCTCCGGAAATCCAGCTGGCTCCGTAATCGGCTGCCCCGTGTCCACTATCAGCTCCAATCGGCTGATGAGCATCCGGTTTTGGTTGTCCGCCAAGGTTTGAGTTGTGCGCTCGGAGATGATTTCCTCATCGCCCTCCAACACGTAATCCCAGTCCAGTTTCCAAAGCCTGCCGTTCTGGAAGTCGCCCGCCACCCACTCGTTGTTGATGTAGGTCAGCGTATTGGGGCGCCAGCGGTTGAATCCACAGGACTGGCGGCGATGCCACTGGCCCGACGAGATGTCGTAGCCCCACGTGAGTCCGTCCGGGAATGTCCAGTAAACGACGAGGTGGCCCGCATCCGTCCACGTCTCGGCAAAGGCGTTTTTCCAATCAAGCCCTCGGATTGCCTGTTCGATGGGCCTGGTCGAAATGCGCCTTGGGGCGTAGCCCTCCAGGCGATAGAAGATGCCGTCATCCCCCAGCCAGTAGACCGTCTGGTCAATCACCGCCGTGGTGAAGGTGCCGGCACACCCGCGCTTCTGGGAAATGCGCTTGGCGCGGAATGGCTGCTCTGTTGCACCCGTATTCTCGAAGAACTCCATCGAACCCTCGGAGAACAGAACCAATTGGTTCTGTACGCTCTCCAAGGAAACAAGCAGGTCGGGCAGGTATTCAGAGGTAAAGCGGTCGAGCGTGTTGTACGCCAGCGCGTCGGCCACTTCGGAATTGAATGCAAACCGCCTGCGCGGCTCAATCCCGATGATGTAGCCATCCATGAAGATGACCTTGATGGCGCCCGGGAATCCTTCGTCTGTGATGCGCTCGAACACCTGGGACTGGGTGTTGAACACGTACCCCGAAGTGCCGTTGACCGTGACCAACTGGTTGCCGGTCGCCAGCTGGTTGTGCGCCATGCTGCACCGACCAATGCCAGGCACGGTCCCTTGAGGAATTGCAACGCCCGATGCGGTGACCTGGTACAGCGTCTGCCCCATCACCGCGAACAGCTTGCCCTCGCAGTTGTGAGTCCGCCGGACGGGCCCGATGGGATTTCCATCTTCCATAACCTGCACGAACGGGCGCAGGCCAGGCGGCGTTTTCAACATCGTCGGCGTGCGCGTGCCACCCTGCTCCGCAAACACCGGCAGGTAGTTCACCGTGTCCTGGGACGAGAACGGACGGGTTTCGTCCGAGTACGACCCGGCCACGATGTCCAGCGCCGCTTGCCTCATCCGACGTACCAGGTGCTTCCGTTGATGGTGCGGTTGGACCAGCCATCAGGCGCGGGGATGTCGAGGATTGGCTGGATTGGGGTTGCGACCGCCTGATCACGCCGAATCTCGTTCATGAAGTTGCCGGCAGCGGCGGCCACTTCCGGCATGACCGAGACCCCGTACTGGGGCGCCAAAGTCATCGCAACGGCGTTCATCACCCCCAGTTCGGCCTCCAGCGGGACCGGCAACGTATCGCCCGGGCTGCTGACGTTCTGCCAGCCTAGTGACGTCCCGCTCGCCTCCAGACGGGTCATGAATCGGTTCAAGAACCGAATGACCGTTTGCATGTCCGCATCCGATACGGGCTGCACCGGGTTGATGACCTGGAGCGCCCCTAGAACGTCCTGGGCGAACTCAGCAACGGTTGTCATCGGTAGCCCTTAGGCAATGATGCCGGCGCTGGTCAGTGAGGAAATCAGAGCGTTGACCTTGCCTTGCAGCTCAAGCGCGAGGGTGCGCGTCTGGTTGATGGTGGCAATGGCGGTATCACGATTGACCGCGGTATCCCAACCACCTTCAGCGGTGCCAGTTCCGCCCGCTGGCGCCGGGTTGGCGATGGTGGACCCCGATGCAGTGACCCCGGCCTGCGTGAGAACGCCACCACGCACGGAGTCCGTCGGCGCGGGCAATTCTAGGTTCTGGTTGATGAGTGAAACGAGTTGCGGAACGCCAATGGTGGCCTTGCCACCGTTTCCGCTGGATGCGTAGAGCTGAATCGACATTTTGGATTCCCAAAAGAAGAGGGGGAGGTTTCCCTCCCCCTGCTAGGTCAGCCTGCGCTGACGGTCAGGACGCCCGCATTGCTCCACAACTGGCCCGCAACCTGCGGGTCGGCGGTGGGCAGGCTGCCGGCAACGACGTACACCGGGCCGGAAAGCACGGTGGGGTTGCCGATGGGGCCAGTGAAGAACGCCGTGTTGGAACGGTCGTCAACGTTGGGGTTGTCGTTGGTAGCCATTTCGGTCTCCTTATGCCGGGGTCAGGTTGGCCGGGTCATTGGCGACACGGCAGGCCCATTCCGGACGCAGGGCACCGAAGCCCCACATGATGTCGAAGCGGGTCATGTTCATGTCGTTGATGGCATCCGAGGCTTCCACGACGCGCATGGAAATGCCCTCGAACTGGCGACGGCTGTTCTTCCAGCCGGTCAGCTCGGGCAGGTCCACGGTGACGAAGGCGAACGCCTCGGGGCGGTAAGCCATGTTGATGCCGTAGGTATCGCCTGCGGTACCCTGCACCACTACGGCTGCGTTGTCGGCCGGCGAAGCAGTGACGTTCTTCTCCGAGCCGGTGGTGACGATGGCCGGATAGATTTGCAGGTTGCCGGGGCCGCTCAGGTCTTCAGTCACGGTGAACTGCCGCAGGTAGCCAAGGCTCTGCTTGGTCTGCGGATGCACCGCCACGACGCCCGCGAAGGTGACGATGTCTCCCTTCAAGAACGTGCCCGAACCGGTGTCGATGGCGATGGACGAGCCGGTCTGGTTGGCGCCGTTCACGGCATACGAGCCGTTCGCGGTGCCGCGCTGGTGAACCGGAGCCACCGTAGAGGACACCCAATCGAAGCCCGAGGCCCGGCCCATGACGCCCTCTTCGTACTGCACATCAATCTGACGCTGGGCGTTGAACAGGCCAGACAGCGCCGGGATGATGGTCGTATCCGCAGCGTTGTTGGTGAGCATCTTCTTGGTGCCCTTGCCGCCACCGTTGTCCTCGATGTACTTGCGGGCAATGTTGGCGTAGGCGAGCTGGGTCCACTGGCCGTCCGGCGTGCCGGTCTGGTTCGGGATGGACTGGTAAGCCAGGTTCTGGACCGCAGCCTCAACATTGACCGCCAGGTCGGCGACCTGCTGGCTGAGGTAGCGGCGGTCGAACTCCTCAATGTCCAGCGCAAGTTCGGCACTGGTGTACTGAATGGAGAAGTTGACCTGATCCTGGATGGTGACCGGGCGAACCAAGGTCTTCATCGGCGCCGGAGTGGCGACGCGACCGTGGTTAATGACCGCGTGCTGCGGAATCGGCACGCGCAAGGTGTCGCCGATAGCCGGAGCGCCCGTCTGGAAGGACGAGTCGTAAGTGCGCGGGATGGTTTTGGTGAAGGACAGGGCTTCGCTGAAGCGCATCAGAGCGCGGTCAGCAATCATGTCCGTGGTAAGTAGCTGGTTAGCCATTTCTAACTCCGAGAAGGGTTCAGGACTTGGCCTGCTTCCTCCACTCGGCGATGCGCTGACTGGTCGTCATTTGGGGGTCTTGGATGTCCACCGAAGGACGACCGGAGCCAGACACCGTCTTGGGAGGCGGCGGGGCTGTGGTGGTCTTCTTCGGAAGCGCGGGCGCAGGCTTCTCGGGCTGCTTCCCGCTGACTTGTTCGGCAATCTTTGCGACCTCGGCTGCCATGCGAAGCAGCGAGAGCTTGGTCAGCTCTTGCGCTTTCTCTGGGTTGGACGCCAAGAAATAGGCAATGTCGAGTCCGGACTCTTCGTCACGAATCAACTCCGCTAGCGCCTTGTACTCCGGGTCTTTGTTGAGCGGCGATGCGACGATGTCGTCCCATGCGCCCTCGCCCACCCGGTCCTCAAACGCTTCGATGCGGGCCTTGAACTTGTCAGCGGCCTCGGCTTGACGCTTCTTTTCCTCTTCCTCGCGCTGCTTGGCCTCTCGCTGCTGGAGGCGTTGCTCCAGTCGGTATTCGAGAAAGGCGTCTTCGTCGTAGTCGAAGTCGGCCAGGGTCTTCTTGGTCGGCTGCTCCTGAGCCGGCGTTTCCGGCTTGGCGTCAGGCGACTTGATGACACCCTGGTCAATCAACTCCTTCAGGACTGCGGCGCGGGTTTCGGCTTCAGTCGTCCGCCGGACCCTTTCCAGTCTTTTCTTCCAAGTGGACTTTCCATGTTTGGGCTGTCCCTCGGAATCCGCCTCTGGCGCGTCTGTCTCGACCCCTTCCGGGTCGTGGTCGTCGTCGCTTTGCTCGACCTTGGGCACCTCTACCTTCTCCGGCTCCTTGGCCGGTTCTGGCTTGGCTTCCAGGATCTTCTTCACGACACTGGTGTCGGTGGATTTCAGCGGCGCAGGCGCGTCCGCCCCCGTGGCCGACGCCACGTTGGTTTCATCAGTCATTGGTCACCTGTTGGTTACTGGGCGCTACCCGGATACGGGTTGGTGAAACCCGGAGGCAGCTCGAAACCGCCCGTTGCCTGACCGGCTTGGGCGGCAGAACGAAGCGCATCCGCTTGCGTGCGGATGGTTTCTGCTTGCGTCTTCTCGACGGCGGCAGGCGTCTCGGCGAAGATTTGCGCGGTTTCGGCGCGTGTCTTCTCGGTCTGTGCCTGCTTGAGTTCGGTCTCTGCCACTAGCTTCGGATCCGGCGGGGGTGGTGCCGGCGGCTGCTCTCCTTCACTCGGCTCAAGCAGCCCCTGAGACACCATGACCTTGCGGGCCGCCTTCACGTATTCGTCCATGCCAGGCAGGTCCAGCGACTTGATGAGCATGAACATACCCAGCGCACCGAATGGACCCGGCTGTGCCGACAACGCCTGTGCGGCCTCTGCCAGTTCCATCCGTGCCGTGTCGTAGGCCTTGCCGACCGTGACCGTCACGTCGAACTTGCCTCGACTCAGGTCGTTCTCAATGACAACCTCGCCAGTCTGCTCATCGAGCATTGGCTTGTTGATGCGGACGTACTTCTCCGCGTTGTCTTCGCCCAGGATGCGGATGGACCGCTCGGCGTCGTAGTAGTGGGGAATGGCATCAACCAGAACTTCGCCCAGGCGCTTCAGCGCCTTGACCTGGTTATCCACGTAAACGAAGTTGGCAATCTCGCCCTCGCTCTGGCGGGCAAGGATGGCGCGACCACTGGATTCATTCGACTTCGCGCCGATGGAGGCGTCATAGACCCCCAGGTCAGCCTTCAGCTCCTCGGTGGCAATCGCACTTAGATTCGCCAGTGCCACGGGCAGGACCGGAGGCGGCTCGCGAGTTGGCTTCGCGGTCGGCGCATTCGGGTCCACGTTGTAGAGCAGCACAGGCGCATCGTCGTAGCCCATGCGCTCGTAGTACGACTCCAGCCCCTCAATCATCTTCGTCGTGGCGGTTAGCGGGCTGTTGGGCAGCTTCGCAACGACCTCCACCATCGTGGACAGCTCGAAGTTGTGAATGGTCTGAGCGTCCCGACCAAACCGGGTCATGCCGGAGTAAATCTGCTCACCGTTGATGCTGATGAGGTCGCCCCATTGCGGGACGATGGGAATCATCGAGCCGGCCCACTTGGTCGGCTTCTCCAGTTCGCCCTTACCGTAAACCAGGCACGAGTAGACGCAATCGACCTCGACTTCGCGTTCGTTCTTAACCGTGATTGGCGGATGCGCGGGTTGCCCGGTCTGCGGGTCAACTGGCGGGTTGGCCCACTCATCACGGACCGGTTCCCAATCCTCCTTGTCCACAATCGCGCCATCGGACAGGAGGTAGATGGTCTTGACCTCCTTCTCGACGTACCAGTACTCCGCGATGCGGACCATGTCCTTGAAGAACCATTCCTTGTCGTACTCGTCCAGGCTGGACGGCACATCGAAGTCAACGGCCTCCTTGTCCGGCCAGCGCTCCTTGAACTCTTCCTTGGTCACCAGTTCGGTGACGAACACGAACCGGGCATCGGAGCGGTCGAACTTGCGGGCGGACGGGTCAAACCAGACCGTCAACGGGTCCATCACGTTGACGATGCGCAGGCACTGGTCAAACGAGTCAGCGCCCTCGTACTCGGCTACCACGCGCAGGACGCCATAGCCGCCACCGCACGCCCACTGGAACGCCGTGTCGTAGGCGTTCTCAGCGGAGGACTGGACCTCTATGTTCTTGATGAGGCCGTTGTAAATCTCGGCCGTATCTACGTCCGCTTCCTCGACGGCGCGGACCTTGATTTGCGGCTTGTTCTTTAGCTGCTGACCGGTAACCCGGCGAATGAGCTGCCGGATTCGGTTGAACTCGTAATTGGGCTTGTTGCGGCGCTTGGATGCCAGGTGCCGGTCCCATTGGTGGCCGGCCACAAACGCAAACTTCATGTCCTCCAGGACGCGGCGGCGCTGCTCGGTGTCAAAGGTGAACGTGTCGTGCGCCCGCTTCAGCATCCGCTGGGTCCAGGCGTCACGCCCTTCCTTTTTCTTGGGCGCAGCATCCCCCGGCAGGTACGTGGTACCCGCCTTGGATTCCAGCTTTTTTGCCATCTCAGCCTTCGTAGATAGAGGCACGCCGGCCAAAGCCGGAATCGGTGAATTGGGTTGCGAAGTTCAGCTTTGGCACGGCGTCTTCGTTGCTAAGCCGCTCGGCCACGGTCGCCAGGTAGCGATACGCGTCCGCGCCGTGGCTAAATTCGTCGTGCACCGGGGCGCCTGGCTCGCCCGTATTCACGGGAATGCCGCGCCGGTATCGCCTTAAGCACTCCATGAGGCGACCTGCGCGGTTGCGGTCGATGTAGGTCTGCGGAAGCGCCATGCGGGCCGAGCGGATGCCAGTCTCGACCGGCTGCTTCGGCACGATGTCCACTTCCCACTGAAGCGCCTCCAGCAATTGCTTGGCGCTCTTTCCGGTCTTGTAGTCGCCGTGTGCACCGTCATGCGGAAGCCAGAGCTTGCCCCAGTTGTAGCGGCGCTCCTTCAACTCGGATGACCACCAGTCCAGCGTCTTGAAGCTGTCTTCCAGATACTCGATGACCCGCAGGGCCGACAGGTGCCGCTGCGCCAAGATGAGCGACATGCTGTCGTTCCACCCCAAGTCCCAGATGACATGCACCTTGAGTGCCGGATCGTACGGAACTTCGCAGAATCGGCCCGATGCAACCATTGCCGTGACTTCATCGGCGTAGATGGCGCCCTCAGCCGCCGCTCGACACTTTCCTTCCCAGATGTTCTCGTAGTCTGCCTTCGGCATCGTGGCCTTGGCGTGCAACCGCTCCTGCTCAAGCACGGGCGGGAACCACGGGTTGTCTAGGTAGTTAATCTCGATGACCGCAGAGTCGGGAGGCGGCGACACTACAAACCGCTTCCACGTCTCGTCCGTATCCAGCTCCGGATTCATGGATATCCAGATTTCCGAGCCGTCCTTTCGGATGGTCGGAACCAGGATGTCCCACGAGCGTTTGCTGATGGCCTGCGCTTCCTCGCACCACACGATGTCCACGCCCTCGAAGGACTTGATGGACTCGGCGGTCAGGTCCGACAGGCCGGCGAACAGAATCTCTGTTCCGTTGGCGCCCTTGATGACGGTCGCCTGCACTTCGTAGAACTGACCCAGACCCAAGGCTTGAATCTGGTCGCTAAGCAGCTTGTGAACCGAGTCCTTGATGGACTTCTGGATTTCGCGGGTGCACAAAATGCGAAGAGGCCTTTCGGCCCCCTTAATCAGCAAAGCTCGGGCAAACCCCCAGCTCTTGGCCCCGCCTCTACCGCCATACGCCACCTTGTAGCGATGCGGCTGGAAGAGTGGCCTGAGCTTGTCAGGGAACTTGACGGTCTGACTCATTGGGCCTTTCGAACCCGATAACTATCCCGGGTAGCGGGCTATGCGGGTCACTCGCCAGAGTCGTCGGCAGAACTCGGCCAATCAGCGACAGGAACGCAGACGGATTCTTCTCGGCCTGCTCTGCCAAATAGGACTCGCCTCCGGCCATGTCCAGCGCGCCGAGGATCATCTCTCTAAGCTGCTTGGTCTCTCCGTTGACTGACCCCTTCGGCCTTCCAGCCCCGGGTCTCGCTCCGCCGCGCGCCATAGATTCTTTCGATACTTTTTCTTAGGGGGCCAGCGCAATCAGGTAGAACGGCCCGTTCGCCAAGTCATAGACAGCAGCCGGATAAAGCGGCGCGTCCTTGACTGTGATGTGAAACTCGTAGTTCAGGACGTTCCCCAGATTGGTCTGGACCGTTGCCTTGATGCCGCCCCAGCCAGCGAAGTTGAAGTTGACACCGACCTTCACACCTTTCTGGTCAACCTCGACCGCCGCATCATGGATAGCCGTCGCCCACGGACTCGTCGCATCCCAGCGGACCTCGGTAATCAGCTCGTCCGGCTCAAGGGCGCCCCGGAAGTCAACGCGCAGGGTGCGCCGTTGATAGCGTCGAACCCGAAGGGTCTGGACCTGTGCTGCCCCGTAGTTGGATGCGTACCCTTTAAGGAGCCGACTCATCGCCTATCCGCCTCAATCACGGCCTGGCAGGCTCGGAGCTGGGCGTCGGACTCAGCGCCGACTCGAACAATAGCTGCCGCAATTTCTGCTCCGCGCTGGGCTTGGTCATCACTGATGCTGGCGGAGGCTGCAGTACCGGACAGCTGGGCGGTGTAGAGCGCGCCGAGTTCGCGGCGCAGCCGGAGGTTGCCAGCACGCAGGTCAGCCACAACGCGGGCGCTTTCAGTTTCGATGGCACGCTTCTCGTCCTCGTACTTGGCGGCGATGGCCTGGGCTTCCTTGGCCTTGCGCTGCTCGGTGTCTCTGGCGGCCTTCAGCGCATTGACCTCCGCGCGAGCCGAATCTCTCTCCGACTCGGCCTTGTCGGCGCGGGCATCGGAAATAGCGGAATCCCCACGGAAGTACAGGGCAGCCCCTATTGCGATGACCGCCAGCACCGCGAGTGCGTAGGTGGATAGGCGCCAGATGGGGTTCACTTCGTCACCGCCTGGTCGCCCACATTCCCCGCCATGTACAGCCCAAGTACCCAAGTCGTGTAGCTGACCCACTGGTCGGGGGTTAGGAGACCCATGAACACCATCGGCAGGCCAACCAGGAACGCCGCACAGCTCAGGATGAACTTGCGGCTGGCGAAGCGGGTGTCCATCAGGACTGCCCCAAACACATCGCCAACTCAGCCTCTCGTCGGCTCACGAGCCCCTTGACCCGCTTGCCGCCCGCGTAGACCCACTTGCGCAGCTCCGGGCACCATGCCGAGGCTGGTTCGCCCCTGTTGATGCGCTTGACCAGCGTTGAGCCGCACGCGGCCCGTACGCCTACGTTGTAGGTCCAGGACAGGACCGCAGCCCATTCGTCCTCGGTCAGCGGCTGGCCGATGCAGGCAGCTACGCCGCTCAGGTGCCGGCCAAGGCTCGTCTGGAGGATGGCCTCGCACTCCTCGCGCTTGTACTCATCCTTGGGGATTCCCTTGGTCTCCCCGTAGCACCACGTCACCTTGCCGACGATGTCCACGTAGGGCTTTGAGCTATAACCCTCCCACGGGCGCACCAGCCCAGCAGCCAGCAGGAGTACACCTGCAATGCCGCCGATGACTTTGGCCTTCATTCCCTGTCCTGCTTGGAGTCCAGCTTGTTCTCAATCCGTTCCAGCGTCGCGTAGATGCGCTGCTCGAACCCATCCAGACGGGCGGCCAGCGCCTCCCGAAGGGCCTTCTCCGTGTTCACCCTGCCCTCAAGCCGAATGAGCCATACCAATCCGCCCAATGCGGCGAGGAAGACGCTGACGCCAGCGCCTATCAAGGTTTCAATCACATCGATGTCCCCTGTGCGAATAGATCCCG